TACACTTATGCGATCGTCGGCAGCGTCAGATGTGTATAAGAGACAGATCATATATTCATAGCTTGTCAATAACCTAAAGAGAGCATTTTGCTTATCGTGGTGTCACTCAGCCCCATTACATCAAGAGAGTAATGGGGCTGTGTTCGCTCGCTGGCGCTCGCTGGTGCATATCTATTCGCTATGCGCGCTCACGCTTGCAGGCAAAACAGAAACTCCGAAGCAGAGCTCCGGAGCTTTCTGTTTTCTTTATCTCTGATGCTTAGAACGTTTTGGACCTGAACCAAGAAGAGCAGCATTATACTTTTCCATAAGCTTAGCATACTGTTCAGCAGAAACAGAACCTTCACCGGAAGTAGAACCGCCAGTAACATCAAGACCAAGAGACTTGAGAATAGAATTGACAGCTTGAACATAGTTAGAAGGATAATTCTGCTCAAGAAAAACCTGATTCTCAAAACCTTTATCAGTCTGATACTTACCAAGAGAATAATGCATATTAGCATTGTACTTAGAGCCAGCATAACCAAGCTCAGCACCATATTTAGAAGCATCGGCACCGATCTGAGCAACAAGCTTCTCCATAGCGGTATATTTATCAGCAACTGCTTCCTGCGTCCGAGCATTAACGTTAGCGGTCTGAAGCTGGGTCTGCGCCGAAAGAATAGAACCAAGAACTTGAACCAAAGCAGCATTAGCAGAAGTATCAACCTCGCCTTTAGCTCCGGCAGAGGTCACACCGGAAGCAGTAGCACCAGAGGTAACGGCAGCGCCGTTACCTCCCATAGCACTTAGCACCGGATTAAGACCGGCAGCCTTAAGGTCTCTGATCTCTCGCTGATGAGCAGTATTGCTCATGTATTCCTGCCAAGAACGGCTTTTAGCGGCTTCCTGAGCATTGAATTGCATAGCAAGGGCATTTTGACGCTCCTGCCAATCGCGTTGCTCAGAAGCCATCTGAGCGCTTTTAGCGGTGTTTTCTGAAGCAGTCCGAGTAATGCGAGAAAGAGCAGAATCTAAATTTCCGACAGCCGGCACACTCTGAACCAAAGCAGCATCCTTACCAGTAGTCATTAGATCACCTCTCAATGATGGTCGATCAAACCGGGGATAGAGTACATAGGCATAGGCCGGGTAGTACGGTTCTTGATGTAAATATCAGCAAAAAGCTGATTGCTGACGCTGGAAGTAACAGCAAGCACACGATCCACGTTTGTCTTATCCTCACGAATCCACGAATCCGAAAGCATAGGCAGCGCAGAATAATCATCAGCCAAATGCCAAACGTCAAGAGACTGCGCGTACTGGGAACGCATCTCACCAGTTACACGGGACGGCTTATAACGGTAATCAGCCCACGCTTCCTGATAGCCGAAAACCTGGTCATCAATGACAGAACCGGCAGAATCCTTAACGCCAGGGCCCTGGGCAAAAATCTCCTTGTTCTTCACGGCCTGCTCACCGATGTTCGCAAAAACAGGCCAGTAGTAATCAAAGCGATCCTTACGAGACCAGAAACGTTCAAGACCCTGCTGATAAGTATGATCGTAGCGAGCGACCATAACGCCGATGACAAAACCATGCTCCGTGAAAGACTTCGTAAAATCGGAATGGGTATCCGTAGTGACAGACATACCAGTAACAGTACCTTGTGCAGTCTCACCGGAAGCCGTAGCCGACTGCTGGACAACCTGATTGATATTAATGGGGACACGGTTACCACCGAGATATTCGGGACGCTGAAGACGGGCATCCGGAGAAGTCACGCCAAAATGAGACTTGAGAATCTCAATATAACGAGAACCACCGCGGGCATCCTTCTCGTAGAGCTTCTGAATCTGGAACGCCATACGGAGCTGATTGATGGAAGCACCGAGACCACCGGAAGAAACAGCATAAAGGTTAACAGGGTCAAAACCGGGCTTGTCAGCACCACCACTAAGACCAGTAATGCCAGCATAATTGGAACCAGAAGCAACGGGCTTAAAAGCAAGGGAATCGTAGATATTAACCGGCCGATCTCCAGAAGCAAAAGAAATATTAGAAACACCAGTTAAAACATATCCGCCGGGATCATGAGGCTGTTCACGGGTAACAACAGGATACTCGCCGGACGTAGCCGAGGGAATCAAAACATCCGGGCCTTTCTGAGGAGACGGGAGACAACTAGTGAAGTAATCGTGATACTTAGCAGCCTTATAGGGAAGACCACCTTTCGCAACATCAGTAACAAACGTACCAGTATTGACGCCGGCTAATCGGGATAATCAAAGGGACACTTCACAAGCAAAAACCTCCTTACTCACAACTATAACCCTCACCAGCACGACAAACAGAACAAACATCAGGATCATCATCCTCAACATGAGGACATACATAGGAAGAAGAATAAGGACAAATCACAAACGGATACCTCCTCTAAAAACAGTCGGATTAATGTTGATCTTCTTAGACTTCGCAGCAGTACGACGAAAGATCTTCTTATCTTTCTTAGGACGCATTTTCTTACGCATTAGATACAACTCCTTTGTAATGATTTTATTCGGGCCAGCTGGTTGCGTTCTTCAACGGCAAGCTGGTCTAAATAACTAAGTGTGGTTTTCTGTAATTTTGCTTTCTGCGCTTCAGCTGCCATCTTCTGACGAACAGCTTTAAGTCTGGCAGATTCTTCCGGACAATCGACATCAAAGAGCTTGTCATAATACTTCGGAGGTCGAAACTTCCTTCCTCCTTTCTCAGTCGAAATGTTGATGAACTCATGTTCATATAGGTCAGGATGATCTTCATAATACTGGCGAGCGATACCAGGTTTCCGAGACATAAGCGAAAACTCAGGAACAATGTTAAAATTCTCGTAAAACTCAGCTTCAGGGCCGGTGAGCTTCTTCATGACATAACGAGCAGTATATGCGCAGGTCTCCCAGGTCACAGGAGCTACAACAGCAAAGCCATTCGGCCAAACTTCTTGAAGAGACGCAGAATTGAAGTATTGGAAACCTTGAGCAGATCGCTTATAAGGTACAAGGTCATAAAGCTCCAATCCAAAAATGATTGCATGATAGTGAGGGCGAAACGTCAAAGAACCATACTCACCGGAAGCAAAGAAACGAATACCTTCACCAAATTTCTTTCGAAGACGCTTCATAAAAAGCTGAAAATCACGCTTCACAAGGGACATACTCGGCAGGGCCTCGCCAGTCTCCGGATCAGAATAATAGTGGATCGGAACATGAGCATCATCATAAGTGAGCGTTACAAAATAACTTGACTTGTGATATTCAAGCTCAAGCATACAACGGTTAGCCCATTCACGCGATCTTTGAAGACGACAACCGGAACACTTACCGCAGGGAATTTCAATGAACTCCGTAACATCACCGGGACGACCATAAGCAGGATGCGTACAACAAGAAAAACCTTCACCAGAACGTTCAAGATGGTCCACCTCATAGCACGTCACCTTAAGCAACCGTTTACCATCTTTTTCGCCTAAAACAAAGGCTTTCAGAGGATGATAGCATGGCAAGAAATCACCTTCTTTGCATGGGGATATCGTACCCCCCCATACATTTTCGGAAATTTCAAAAATTTTCGCAGCAATGGAAGGCGTTTCGGGGATCGGCGTGAAAAAATGGGTAGACGGAAGGGTAGACGGCGACCCTCTCGGAAAACCTGCAAGCCCTTGCGCCCCAGGCGTTTCGGCGGGTAGACATCGGGTAGACATGGGCGGTTTTGGGGCAGGCTGCCCGTCAAATGCAACAAAATCCGACGTTTTTAGCACTCTTAGAGTGAGAGTGCTAAAATTCATAGTCCGTTCACACAAATGCGTATCTTTGGACACAATTCCGGGGTAGACTCTGAGTCAAGAAAAGCAAAGGAAGGCAAGCTCCCGAGGCTTTCCAAATCTCGAATTTTCGGAGGTATTCATTATGTTTGAACTGAGACCTTACCGCAACAATAACCACATGACCACCTATGACCCGTTCCGTGACATGGAGGCGCTGGAGCGCGCGTTCTTCGGCAACCGCGACTTCCTCGGCGACGTCGGCACGTTCAAGACCGACATTCAGGACAAGGGCGACCATTACCTGCTCGAGGCCGATCTGCCCGGCATGAAGAAGGAGGACATCGCCATCGACATCGACGGCGACAACCTGACCATCAAGGCCGAGCGCAGGAACGAGCACGAGGAGAAGGACAAGAGCTACGTCCGCTGCGAGCGCAGCTACGGCAGCTACGCGAGGAGCTTCGATATCTCCGGCGTCAAGGCCGAGGGCATCAAGGCCAGCTACAACGACGGCGTACTGAGCCTGACGCTGCCGAAGAAGGACGTCGAGGTCTCCGGCAGCCGGAGACTGGCGATCGAGTGAGATCTGCCGCCTGAGGGCGGTGCGACATTTGCCGCTTGACAGCGGCGCCACATTTGCCGCTTGACAGCGGCGCCACATTTGCCGCCTGACGGCGGCACGACCAAAGGGGCCATTCTCTACCGTAGAGAATGACCCCTTTGAAACCCCAAGAGAGCGCAAGGGGCAAGCCCCTTGACCCCCGCATTGTCAACCCCTGCGAAAACGGTACTGCACGCGCTGCGCAAAGGAGTGTGTGCAGTTTCTTATTGCGGCTTTCGATTTGATCTGCTTCTTGCGGCCGCTGCCGCTCTGCGGCGGGGTTTCGGAAGTTCGGCTGCTCGGAAAGAGAATCGCCCAGGTAAAATGCACGCAGAGTTGCACGGCGGCGGGCACCAAAGCCCCGCCGTGCGGCCTACCTATAAATAGGTCCGCCGAGAGATGCCGCCCTGCCGCGCGGGGTGCGGCGGGGTGAGGGGCGCGTTGCCGTTTGCCGTGCAACAAAAGGCCCCTGTGTGCCCCTCATTTAGAATCACTCGCTGCGGTGTAACAAAAATACGGGAATGTTACAGGTGAGTTACAAATCGGCCAAAGCGGTTGACGGGCGGAAAAGCCGGGTGTAATATGAG